TGTCCGCCTGAGATCTTGTCATCTGGGTCAAACATATCTTGTGATGCATAAGTGTGATTAGTTGCTAATAGCCCTACGTTGTATTGTCCAAACATATTAACTGTGTTACGTACTAATGATGTAAGTGCTTTAGGTTTACGACCCATGTCACCTTTCATATCACCTTTTTGAAACTGATCAACATCAGTAGGTGTTAGTAGCATACCCAGTGAATCAACTACAAATAACACTTTAGGACGTTCTTCATCGGCCTTATCAGCGTATTCTGCTTTGTAGTCTTTCATAAAGTCACTAACTGTTTTAGCAACGTCATCAATCATTGACATGTTTAGTTTTAGTAGTTTATCAGGTGTAGTGTCTACATCAAGTGCATGTAGCCATTTCTCATCAAGTGCGTTTTCTGAGTCAATTAAGATAACAAAAATGCCTTGATCCTGCGCCGCCTTTACTACATTGCCTGCGGCAATATATGATTTACCTGCACCACTTTCGCCTGCAAGTACTGTTACTTTACCTAGTGGAATTCCTTTAGTAAACTCTCCACTGATAAGTTTGTTTAGTGTGTAATTTCCGGTACTAATCCATGTATCAGGGTCGTTGAATCCAACACTTAGTCCTGGTACGCTTTTTGTAATAGCTTTACGGAATTTACTTACGTCAAATGGTCTCGCCATAGTTTTCTCCTTTAATTAATAAATGTACAGCAACTATTATGCCACTGTACATTCATAATGTTTATTTTAGCTTATTGCTTTCGGTTACGAATTGCTGCCAAAATGTCCTGGGCACTCGGTGCATCAGTAGTAGTTACTTCGGGTGCCGCTGCTGCCATTGCCATTGCTGGTTCTGGAGTTGCTACTGCCGCCGGAGGCGCTACTGGTGCCGCTACAGGTGCAACTGGTGCAGGTGCTGTAGGAACTGCTTCTACTATTGGTGCAGGAGCAATTGGTGCTGTTGGAGCAATTGGTGCTGCCGGAGCGGGTGCTGGTGCTGGTGCTGTACCTTGTGCAGGTGCATCAACTCCATATGGACGATAGAACGTTGCAAAACGTGCTGGATCGTACAATTGCCCATCAACACTAGCTTCAAACATTTCGAAGATAGCATTTAGTGCTTCAGCATCTGGCTTCTTAGGAAGATAATCATTTAGATTATACAAGCCATGTGTTGCAATTGCATCACGTTCTGCTTGATCTAAACTACGCTCCCTACGAGCCCAATTCGATGTTGAGTAGTCAGCATATTGACCCTTGGTAGATTTCTTAATTGTGAAATCAGTACCAGCTTCATAGTCTGTTGGAATTTCCTGAAACTCAGGATCCATCAGTGCTGAACTAATGATCTTATAGATCTGTGGTGAGATTACGAAACGCCTAATAGGATTCTCAGGTACTGAGTCTTCCTGCATTTCACTTTGTGGTACAAAGCCTTGGAAAATATACGAACGCTTTTTCCAATACTTACGACCCATGTCTTCCATAGATGGATCTTTAAACCAAGGACGAATTTCTGCGTGTACAGGACATTGATCGCCCCACATTTCCACACAAGGAACTTGTACTGTTACTGGTTTATTTTCGTCTCCACCTTTTACTCCTGGAAACTGTAGACGAATCATTTGACGTTCTTTCCAAAAGAAAGTGTTGTCTTCGTCTGCGTCTGGGAGGAATCGCAACGTGGCTGAAGTGCCTTCTGGAATGTTCCAGTGTGCGAATATTGCGTTGTCGCCGCCGCTATTACTAGAGCCTGAACTCTTTTTATCTTGTGCCTGTAATTTTGCACGGATGTCTGCTAAAGATGCCATTATTAGTTTCTCCTATTTTAGCCTTTATTTGTAGCGGAACAGTATCGTTCCACTTTGTTTAGCAACTAACCTCTCGTTAGTTACTTGTTTTGCCTTTGTTAGCCTTTACAGTATATAATATCTTACACCTACTGTCAAGTGTTTTTACAAAAAAGATTGCAAATAATTATGCAACCTTTCTACGTAATTCGTTTAGTACTGACTCATCTAGTGATTCAGCTGGTTGTGCTTGGGGTTCTGCATTGTAGTTTGAATCCAAGTACTTACATATCTTAGCAAGCAAAATAACATGTTTTTGAGGCAAGTTATGTAGCTCTGAGCCAATATGTGATAATATGTTAAATGCTTCATCATTCTTACTACACATAGCAAGGTATGATAACATACTGCTTAGTTTTGCCATTGCACCCATTCCACCTGAGTATTTTACTGGATCTTCATTATCAGGATGTTCTGGATCATTTGGATCAATTGTTAGCTTAAAATCTTCCTTACCTTTAATCATTTCCATTAAACGATCAAAATATTGCTTAGTTAGGTCTGTCATGCTATCTTTCTCCTTTATAATTCGTGCTACGGTTTCTAATACAGCGTCCATATCTGTATTCTTAAATGTATTATACATGAACTTATCTGAGATGTCAACCTCTGAATCGCTATTTTCTACGATTTCTTGTGGTTTTACTGCATATCCATCATATCCTTTAACAGTTTGTAGACTGTTAACTGTATGCTTTAATTCTGTTAGTTTTGCTTTAACTGTTTCAACAATGTCTTGATTAGCTTCAGTAACTAGCTTGTTTGAACGTACATGACGTAAAAACTGGTTACATTGTGTTACTTCATTACATATGCTTAAAATTGATTCACCTAGCTCATCATATGGTGTTCCGCCCATACTTACGTGCTTGGCCATAGCTTTAGCACCACTTAAATATTTGTGTGGGAAACGGAATCTCTCGCCTGCTGAATTCTCAATAAACATAGCTTGTATGTTACGTGAGCGTGAACCGCGTACTTCTTCATTAACACTCTTACTGTGTTTAATTACAAGTCTAGTTGACTCGGGTAACTGTATGTAGCTTGTTTTCATAGAACCTGTTGCACGTGCATATCCTTCTGATACTGTATCATGTGCGAAATCTTTTGGTACTATTTTCTTATCAAACTTTCTTATTGTATATTCTGCCATAGCGTTATGTCCTGCTTTCTTGATACTACTTAATAAATCTTTATGCTTATTAAAGCTAAAATCCGCTCCTGCTTGAACTAAAACCTCAACTTCGTCATTTTCTATACGTATAGTGACTAGAAAATCTTCATCATATGCATAGAGCCTTGCTGAGTTCTGTGCGTCTAAAGTTTTGTTTCCTCCAAAGTCAAACATTTTTAATTTAATGTTTGCACCTTTTAAGATGTTAAAGATTTCGGTTGATAATTCCATAGTAGTATTCCTTTAATGTATTTATCTAATTATGTTTTTTTACTATAACAAGCTAAACGGCATGGGTTCCATTCCGTCTTCGTCGTCAAAGTCTTCATTTAAGTATTCAAATGCACTTTCTTCGTACTTTGATACTTCCATGCTCATTCTTACTATTAATGCTAATGCCATTACTAAGTCATCAGTTTCGCCATCTTTGGCTGCATAGCTGTTTCCTCTGGCAATAAATGTTTTTAATTCACGTAGCAATGGTTTACTTGCTATCTCTATTTTTTCTGTTTCTATCCAATGTTTTAATTTTGAACATGCCGCAATTTTACTTTTGTGTGTAGTAGTAAAGCCTCGTCTGTATCTTTTAGCATTTCCATGTTGTCTTGTTTCACTTAGGAATGTACCAGGAAAGTTCTCTTCTCCTGTTTCTTCTACAACTACTAATGCCGCTTCGCCTAATGTATTGTTTTCCATACTGTAGTATATTTCACAGTCGCCGCCCGTTTCACTTTCTATATATTGTGATATTTCTCGTAGAATTTTAATCTGACCTTGTACTGTAGTTCTATTGTGCATCCACTCAGCTACCTGTTTCATTCCTGGCATACTGTATACTTCAATGGCTGCATTGTCGCCTCCTGTACCTAAACTAGGATCTAATCCTATTACATATAACTTGCCTTTAGCTACTGGTGCATACCAACGAACTTGTCCTGCTTTTGCATAAGCATCACGTGCTTCCATATTACTAAGTTTAATACTATCAATTAGTGTCTCATCAAACGCAATAAATTCACAGTTATGTTCACGTCTAAATCTTTCTTCACCAATTTTTCCACGCTCTATATTTGCCCAGTCTTCATCTCTATCTGGATGTACTTCCCATGATGCTAGGTAGTGTGCAAATCCGTTTATGCCTTGAGCTGTTGCATTTCCATACTCATCTGCATTCTTATTAGCATCTCTCCAAATTTGTGCAAATTGATCATCGTCCATGTTTGGTGTACTTGTAATAATACATTTACCACCTGTTGC